GGGCATTCAAGTGGGTGCCACTGAAGGCAAAGTGTATGGCAAAGGACTCGACGCCACGCAATATGGCCAAGAGTTCAAACGAATGCTTGAAACCGTCGCTGGTTCTCTTTCTATTGGTTTTGTTGCATGATCAATGGTCTTTCGCCACTTGCAAATGCCTCTCTTGTATGGGCTGTTGCTTCTGGCTATGCCATTGACAGCGAAACTGGAAATTACACTCCTATTTCGTCGGGTGTGACATACTATGCCACTTTGAAGCAGAAGCGCAATCCACAGTACGATTATTTGCTTGGTGTAGATAGTACGGCTGTATATATGGAGGGAAGATTGACAGGGCCATTGGCTCTTTCTGGCATCACTCCTGGGAGTTCCGCTGCTGCAACAATCAATGGGAGGGAAGGACGGTTTGAGCTATTGCCGAATGAACAAATTGCTGAACACTATTGGCAGTTTCTCGGCACACCAATCAGAGGAATTTTTAGACTGGTTGGTAAAGGAAGCGTACAAAATCTTTGACGCTTAACCATTTTCTTTCCCATTGAGGACTTTCTAATGCTCTACCATCCGACAGAACTGGTTAAGAGTCAAGACGTGATTGTGCGTGTTGGCTCTGTAATCCTGGCCTCTGGCCGCCCTGTGATCACCCAGAGTGGCGCTACGTTCACTGTGAGCGGCGCACCTAGCCTCTTTACCCTGCAAGCTGCTACAACGGCTTCTGTGGCCTTTAACGACGGCAACACCGAATTCTACCTGCTTGGTGGCGGCGGCTTTGCTGATAGCGTGATTGTCACCTCTCAGGCCACTGCTTCTATCACTTCCTACTTCCAAAAGGACGTCGACGGCACCACTTTCATCCCTAATAGCTTTGATGAAGCGTTCCAAGTGATTGCTGCTTCGCGCTATGACAAGGACTCTGAAGTGTACGTGGAGATCAATAAGCAACTGGGCGTGAGTGGCACCACTTACTACTATGACCGTGTGGCCTATGTGGCTCGCGTGATGAACTATAGCGAAAGCTATCCTGCCGATAACCTTGTGGAAGTCACCTTCGATTTGATCAGCCGTGGGCGCATTGGCATTCACCAGAATGCTTCTAGCGCTGGTAGCATCATCCCGACTGCTCCTAACTGACTTTCTTCCCCATAGTTCTGTTAGCCTTCCCTTACGGGGAGGCTTTTTATTGTGAACATTGCTCAATTACGAGACATTATTACCACGCTTTTAGGCGCCAGTCCCAATTTGATTGGTTCCTACACGTTGCCTGATGGCTCTACCATTCCTGCCATATATGTAGTGGGCAGACAAGGCGTGCCTCCTGAATTCAAGGCGCAAGGTTTAGAAGTGGCCATTCAAGAATTTCCTCGTCTTAATCCTCGTGCTGGCGTGGGCATTTTTCAGCAGCGCAAAGAATGGTCAATGGCACTAGTGGATTATGACACATCGTCCAATAAGCTAAATGAAGCGGCACAAAGGATTAGCCGACGATTTCCTGATGCTCGTTTTTCGTTCATGCCAGAAACTGACGTGGTATATGGTCAATATCGCATTGTGCTGCCTGATTTGGAAATTGGTCGTCTCATCCAATGAAACTGCTTAAAAGCACTTGCGAGAAGGTGTGGTTGTTTGATTGTCAAATTAAAGAAGACCACATTGAAGCAGGACTAGCTTGCTTTCTTCCCCATAGTCCTTCTTGTGGCACTTTCATGGTGAAAGACAAAACGTACAAAGCTCAATTGTCCAGCAAGGCAGTGGACAAGCCTGGTGCCGTCAGTATTATCAATGCTAGACTTCCACTGTTTGATTGAAGACCATGAGCAAGTATTCCGAGTTTTTCCTGCTGAGCAGTGCCAAGTACTGTGAGTTAAATGAAAAGCTCCGCCTGCGTTCCTACAAAAGCTGGCTGGCGGAGGAAGTGTGGTGTCGCGAAGCTCAAAGCAAGAGGAAAGCAAAATTCACGCTAGAAGTGATTCGCTTGGCGCGTAAAATTGCCAAAGCCAAAGACATTGACGAAAGTGAAGCCTTTCAACTGCTGCAAGCAGGCGGAGAGGATCGCGAAGAATTGCTGAAAGAATTTGGCGAGGAAGTGAATGGCATCATGGATTTGGCTCCTTCCAATAGGGAGCAGTTTGAAGAGCTTGTCACTTTGTTCTTTAAGAATCGCGGGGAGGTGATGGAAGGTAAGAAATGGACTTCCACTTCTGACTGGAGCGATGAAGACACGCAAAAGCTTCCTGCAACTATTTTGACCGCCATTGAGCAATTCATGGCAGATGAAGAAAGCAATGGGGAAGAGACTGTCGAGGAGGACGAAGATGCCCCAAAGTAAGCTTGGTGCAAAGGCTAGAGCAAAACTGTGAACAAACTTTAGAACGTTCCACTGACTGGACTGAAATTTACACGCAACTCATTCACCTTGGCATTTCCGACCCATTGTTCCATGCTGAACGCTTTGGCTTGGTGCCCGTTAAGTTTTTGAGAAGCGTGAGTGAAAATTTAATGAAGCAAAAGCAGCAGACGATTAATGCTGACAGCGTGGCAGTGGCAAAATTAGCTTGTTTAGTGCATAGTGCATTAGGCGGAAAGCGAAGCACAGTGTCTCTGGAATCGTTCCTGCCGTTTGAAAAAGCGAAGGATACAAGCGGCTTGAAAGAAACTACGATTAGTGCAATGAAGTGGGCAATGAAGAATGAAAAGCTTCCGCCTGCCGTTGTAGGCATAATTGGTCCAGAACTGTCTTAAGCTATAGGATATAGAATGAAAGATAAAAAGAAATGAGCTACACTGTGCGGTTTGAAAGCAGTGCTTTTCAAGCGGATAGCTCCATTCAAAAATTGCTTAATGTAGCGGCTGGACTAGGTAATCGGTTGCAAAAATTTGCTGGCATCAAAATCAAAGATGACGATGCTTTGCCATTGAAAAAACTTTATGGCATCAATGGGCGTATTTTTGAAGCCACAATGAACTGGGCAGACAAGAATTTTGACCAGCAAATCATGGACATTCAATGGGATTGGAAAGGGCCAGAAGGCGTGACGAGGCGAAAGAATGGGCAAATTGTCACTGAACCCAGGGATATTGTTGACAGTGGAAGTTTGCTAAAAAGCAAGCAGCGGAGAAAGACTGGCCGTTCTTCCGAAGAATTTCAATGGATGGCAGAACATGCTCAAGGCGTTCATGATGGCTACAAAGCAAAAAATGGTGGAATAAATCCTGCTCGACCCTGGACAGAAAACACTTTACAGGCAATTGATGAAATGGTTCAAACTATTGGTGATTCACTGAGGCGTTAATCATGGCTCAATATACAATCAATTTTTCTTCCAATGCTTCTGATGTTATCAAGGAGCTGGATCGCGTTGTTTCTTCTGTAGCGAAGGTAGAGAAGGCCGGAAGCAAAGTCGTTCTTGATCTTGACACATCACGACTCACTCGTAGTATTGACACTACATTCAAAGCCCTTGATAAACATATCAATGAAATGCAGCGCAAGTTGTCGCGCCTGCAAATTGGCAGTGGAGCCTTTCGCTCCACGCAAGCCGCCATTGGCTTTCGCGAAGGGCAGAGGGAACGTGGAGAATCCATTGGGCAATCATTGCGGCTACGTGGGCAAGCTCAATCTTTTGAGCAAGGCTCCTTAGTTCGTCTTGGCAAAGAGTTACAAGCCCTGCAAATTGAAGCTTCTCAAATTAAGCCTAATTCTCAAGAATGGGCAAGCTTTCAGCAGCAAATTGGGCGCATTCAAGGAGAATTAAAAAAAGCAGATCAAGCGGCCGAGGCAATTCAACTGCGTGAAAGTCTTGGAGCGTTTAGGCCGGAAAGTCTTGACCAATTAAGCGCAAGATTAAAGCTGCTCAAAATTGAAGCAAATGCCATATCTCCTAGCACGGACAAGTGGAAGGCAGTCAATGCTGAAATTCAAAAGACAGAAAAAGGCATACAACGCATCAGCAAAAAGCCCTTAACTGCTGGCCAAAGAGCAGGCGCGGCAGGTGGTGCCTTCCTCTATGGAGGAGGACTTGGCGGTGGCGCAGGCAGCGCTCTCGGTGGCATTGCAGGCGGCTTGGCGGGAGGCGTGCCTGGAGCATTTGCTGGTGCAGCCGTTGGTCAACTTACAGACAACTTGATATCACAAGCAGCGGCAGTTGCAAAAATTTCTGCTGAATACAACAAATCTCGAATAGCTTTGGCTGGCGTCACATCAAGCCAAGCGGATTTTAATAAGGCTCTTGATGCTGCATCCAGTATTGGTCAAAAGTTTTTGCTTCCAATAACCGATGCAACCAAACAATTTACCAAATTGCAGGCCAGCGTGCGAGGAGCTGGATATGACACGGAAACCACCGTAAAGGCTTTTAATGGAATATCTTCTGCAATTATTGCCACAGGAGGTAGCACCGAGGATCTAAATGGAGCACTTCTGGCTGTTTCGCAAGTATTCAGCAAGGGCAAAGTTAGTGCCGAAGAGCTTCGTCAACAAATTGGCGAACGACTCGCTGGTGCATTTACAATTTTTGCCGACTCATCGGGGATTGCGGCTAAAGAACTAGACAAGCTCCTGTCGAAAGGAGAAGTCACTCTTGATGATTTTGTTAAATTTTTGGATGAACTTGGCAAGAGATATGGAACCACTGCCGACCTCCTCGCTAGTGCGCCAGAAAATGCGGGCCCTAGGTTAGCCGTTGCTGTTCAATCCATGCAACTCGCTTACGGCGGCTTTTTCCAAAGAGTGGGCGCAGGATTCCAAGCTTATGCAACTGATTTAATTAATTTTGCCATTGCAAATCAAAAAGGATTTCAGCAAGTTGTGGCAACTGTTGCCGTCGCCGCTCAAGATATTTATAACATTTTTTCGGGACTTATTGATACACTCATTCCCCCTCTGACCTCCTTTTTCAAGTTTATTTTTGAGAACTTTGCAAGAGGGATCAATGCTCTTTCTTCGTTGGCAGACGAATCACGGCGAGCCGCAGGAGGCCCTGAACAAAGAGCGCAGGCGGCAGTTGATAAAGCTTTTGCGGGTCGCCCACTGGAGGGGTATGGACCGTTCGGTGGGGAGCGCTTTGCAATGTATAAAGAAGCCTTGGACGTAGAACTAGCAAAAGACACGAAAGGAAAAGGAGCCCAGAAAACGCAGCAACAAAGAATAGACGAAATGATGAAGAATCTTTTCGCTCCTTTTCAGCCCTCTAAGTTTGGCTCTGCACTTAGCACTGGCGGAGCCAAGGGAGGAGGGCTGGGGGGTATTGATGAAGAAAAGAAGAAAAAAACAGAAAGCCTTGAAAGTTACCACAGTCTTCAAGATCAGCTTGCGAAGAATTTCACGCAAGATCAATTGCAGCGAATGGAGCAGGAATATCAAGCAGAAGTTAACAAGATCAATTCTGCATTTGATCTACGAGAAGCTCGTGCGAATAGCTTTCAAAAAGAGGCCATTCGTTTTGAACGGCAAATGTCGGACATTGAACTGAAACGGCGAAAGGCTCTTCTTGATGCGTCGGCGGAAGTGATAAGGGCGCAAGGAAGTGTTGCTGGCGGAGCTGGGGCAGGAGGAAAGGGACTTGGCGCTGGCATTGCTCAGTACATCACTGGCGATCCATCTAGTCCGTTTTACAAAGGGGACCATGGTGGCGGCAACTACCATGAGCACCTTGCTTTTGTCAGCAGAGAGGCAGCAGAAGAGGCCTACAGGAAGTTGACCGGCGCGGGCATACAAGTGACAGAATTCAAAGGAAAAAGCCGCGTGGGGAGGCACACTCCAGGGTCTGCTCACTATCAAGGACTTGCTTTTGACGTGCCTGGTGCTCAAGTGCCAATGGGTCAAGAGACAAAACTTACTGCGCGGGTGCAATCAATCCTTGGCATTGGGGGCGCGGGTGCTCCTCGCAAGGTAACTGGCGATGAAAAGCGTGATGTGATTGCAGATCAGAAGGCACAACTAGCCCTTGCACAGCAATCTTTAACAGTACAACTCGCAGAAGCTCAAGCCATTAGAGACGCTGCAGTTGCATGGGCACAATATACCGCTGCCATTGTTCCCATTGAAGAGCAAGTGTTGCAAAATGATATTCTCTCTAAAAAGAATGAACTGGTTAAAGCTAGTTTGCCAGAGGATGTAATTGAAAAAGAATTAAAGTATTTTGAAGCGCAACAGAAAACTACACTAGCAAGAGCAGCGAATGATAAACTATTGAAAGATGGCCTTATTGACGAGAAGCAGCACGCCAAGAATTTGTCAGAACTACAAACGAGACTAGCAGGCTATAACACGGAGCTAGACAGAAATATACAACTACAAAGGCAGCAAAAATTTGACGCTAGCCTTCAACAGCTCAAAGATCAAGTGGCGGCATTGCGCATCATTGGCGATGAAGAGCGTCGCTTGTTTGAGCTT